TAAATTGATTGCTCTTCCTAGCGTTACATTCATTTTCGTGTTTTACAAAGGTTTATAGAAAAATGGCATTTTTGGGCAAAAAAGTGTACACAAGTTTACACTTGGTTTACACCTAGTGTAAACCCCCTAAAACCGCCTATACTCTCTAGATTCGCAGATTTTAGGCCGTTTTTTGCCCTAGGTTTACAAGTTTACACTTTTTTTTAGAATATATTTTTTTTGACTAGGTGAAAATTTATTTTTTTTCAATTTTGTCAAAAAGTGTTCAAAGTGTTCACTTATTGCGATTGGAGCCAATGGAGGCCTATTTTGGTTTACACTTAGGTGTACACTTAGTGTAAACTAGTGTACACCCTCCTTCTTAGCTTTTCGAACCCAATGTGAGACTCTGTTGTAGTCTAAATTCAGCTCTTTTGCTATGTCGCAAGTCCTCCACTTTTCTGCTACCATACGCTCTATTTGTCTCACTATTTTTATAGATAAACCATGAACTCTCCTGTGGTCTGTGAGTTTTAGAATTTCACATAGATGATGGTATTTTACACCAGTCATATACATAATTTCTTTATATGGTACACCTTTCTTATATAATTCTAGTACCTGATCCGCAGACTTCATGTGAGAGCAAGTATTCTTTGCTCTCTCATTGGTCAACAGATACTCCTTGTATATATAATTATTTACAAGATGCTTACTAATATTCATTATAGTAGCTATATTCTTATTCATTACTTTAAGTTTATATAGTCTAACTATCTCGTCTTTCTGTTCTTGAGTTAGTGATGTCATTTGTCTCCGTAGGTTTCTTCGTAGTAATTCTGTCCGCTCTCATAGGTCTTAACTGCATAGAACCAAGCACCTTCTCTGTGGGCCTCTGCAATCTGATCTCTCTCCTTGTACTTAGCTATTTCTAATACTTCCTTGGAAGACTTTCCATCATACCATGTGGAGGTTAGTTGCTCATGCAACCATTCTACTGCTGTCTGCTTTTTCATATCCCCATTCCTTTTAAATACTCTCTGCATTCCAATACCTTAGCCTTAGCCATCTCAATTACCTGTGGGTCATACTCAATCTCAAACTCCTTGATTCTGTACTTATCTTCCACATGGGAGTAGCTTACGGGTTCCTCGTAAGTCAAGAACTCTGGGGTGTCCTGAAGGGTGTAAACCAACTTAGCCTTTTTTAAGCCTGTCAGGTGCATGTAAACTTGAAGTTGATAATAGTACCCCATGTCAGGGGAATCGTCAAACAGAGGGAAAGTAAAGCAGTCCCACGAGGTTTTAAAGTCATAGACTATACCCTCGTGAAAACAATCGGGAGTACCTGTGAAGAAATCATCCTCGAAGTGGTCTAGGTTCTTAATCATGAAGTCCTTGTTCATAGCTACCGAGTAAAACTCGATAGCCGTATCTTCTAATGCCAATCCCTTCTGGATGTACTTACTCTTAATCTGCTTCTTTACTCCGTAAATCTGCTCCTTGTACCAATCCTCTAGGTAGCTCTTAGTTGTCTGAGACAAAGATTCTGTTTTACTCCGTGCGTTAGTCATCAATTGACCAAGGGCACTTGCTCTGCATTTAAAGTTCATGATAATAGAAGTTTTTCGTTTTGTGCTGTTAAAATATAAACCGACTTAATTTGCTCTAAGGTTACCTTGCCATTAGCCAAAGAATCCTTTGCTCCGTTCCACTTCACATGAGATGGAGTTAACTCCTCTTTTTTACCACCATGATCGTTAGTAGAATCAGGGTCTTTTGTATCGTCTATGAGGAAAAGACCATTAAGCGCATACTTCCGAGCATAACTCGATGAGCTTCCGTACGACTGAGCCACATCCATACCCTTGCGGTTAATGTCGATACCTGCCTGGGCAGTTACTGCTCTGCCTTCAGTTCTTCCTTCTTTGTCTACCTGGATTGCTGCGGTAGCTTCTATGAAGACAAGACCGCCTACTTCTTTCACCTCATCTTCAATAGTCAAGGTACATTCATACTTCAATAGCAAAGGCTTTACCGCTTCTAGGATATCCTCTACGGATCGGTACTTATACTTGCCAAAGGCATTAAACTGATTCTTTGGAGCTTTAAGCTCCGATTGGATTGCAATTAGTTCTTTCATCGTTTTAAGTGTTTATATTTTTCTAGTGTTTTCATTTCAGCGTATCGGTAACTAATCTCATCCCAATACATCTCAAAGGTTTTAAGAATCTCTATTTTTTCACTATGGGGTACTTCCCCAAAGTTCTCTAGTATCCATTGCTCAATTTTTTCCTCTACCATTGTTAATCCAGTTAGTTGATACAAATAGAACCCATTGATTTCCTAATCTTTTAGGCGGATACACCCATTCCTCAGGCCATACACCAGAGCGGATAATCTGGTGAACTCTCGTAGATTTTTCGGTAAAGCCCCGTAGTACACCGTACTCGGTAGCGGTCATCATTTCGTAAAGCATTGTCTTACATTGGCTTCTAGTTGTTCAACAATAAAAGGATCTAGGATGGCACATACTACCCGATAGTGGTCTGTAAACCGCTCGTTTAGGTCATCGTACAATTCAAGAGTAAGGGACTTACCATTACCGAAGTAAAGGTCTAGGACAATTCCTTCGTTGGTGAAGGATTCAAGCTCCAGGCTAAAGCCCGACTGCTCAAGAATAAAGTGGTGATCTTTTAACATTGTGTTTGTGTTTAAGTGATTAATGATGCTAAGGTACAAGAGTCTGCACAACAAATGCAAGGGAATTATAAAATTTATTTTGTTTTACACTATGGGTTTTGTTTTCCACTACCACCCCAGGAGATTTTGTTTTCCACTAGGTGGTTGAACTGGTTTTGTTTTCCACTAGGCCTATTTTTCCGCCATGTTTTACACTATGGGGTCACCCGCCATGTTTTACACTATGGGGTAGGGTCGGCCGTGCCCATTCGTACCCGTTCGGGGGTCGGCATGGCATGGCAACCTAGCTACCTACAAAGGCAAAGGAGGGCATTTTTAGGGCCTTGGTTGAACGATATATTTTTTTTGGTGTCCTTACATAGCTAATATTTTGAAGGTCTTAAACGGGCTTAAAATAGGCTAAAATTAAGGCTGTATTTTCTGCAAATTGTAGGCCATGCAATCTAGCCCGTACTCAATTGAATAACCTATCTTAAAAAGGTCTCTTTCAAGCTGTAGTATGTTAGTATAGTTTTGATCCTTTGCAATGTATGCAAAGAGTAAAGCCCGCAAATTAGCGGGCCATAACTCGGGATATTCAAATAGATCCATACTTAATGAATTAATAAGCCTATTTTGTGGTTCTCAGTTACCCACTTGGTAGCTACGATATCCAAGTAAGAAGAATCCGTGTAGCCTTGGTCTTGCATTTCTTCAGACGAATAGAAAATTTTAGAATGCCTTTCTGTATCCTTGTTAATCAATTCGTCGTTCTTTGATCCAAGGGAAAAAATTAGGTCAAAATTTTCGGGCAACTCAATACCACGGATAAACGAATGGCTTTTTGTGTATGCATAAAAACGGACGGACGGATTAAGCCTAGCTATTTCTAGCCATTTTTCAAAATAGGACGGGCTATAAAAGTCCCCGCTATCGTGAATTCTAACATAGGTCTGTTTATCCTTTTTAACCTTTGCTAATTCATTGGATATCAACTCAACAAAATTTTCTTCTTTGCTAGCCTCGTAACGCTTGGTCAAGGCTCTTTCTACATTGCCAAAACGATACATTCCCCTTTTAGCATAGCAAAGTTTTAAACAGCTACCCGCAAACGGGCAAGTAATTTTCCCGCTCTTTTTGTCGTTGCCTGCAGGGATTGAAAAATTGAAAATTCTAACATTGAACTCCTTTGCTGTTTTCTGTAGCTTGGTGTTACCGTTACCTAATAAATTTTGAGTTTTCATTTTGTGTCGTGTTTTGGGTTAGTAATGATTAAATAAGTTTTAAGCCTAGCATGTATCCTAGAAAAAAGATAGGCAATAAGGCTATAATGTAATAAAGTACTAATCCGATTTTTTTAATAGCTTTTTTCATTGTTTCAGTAGTTAAATTCTATTCGATCAAGTTTTAAGTTAAATTCACTTTCTAGGCTTACTAAATTCATCGCATGCCATTCAAACGGTTCCAAGTTTCTAGCTTTTTGTTTTGCCCCCCTCATGCTTTTTGATTGAATGATAGTAGTAAAGATTATTTCAAATAATCCGTGTTGATCTAGTTTGCTGTAGGTTAGTCTATAGTTTTTCATACTGTTTCAGTTTTAAGGGTTAAGAAATAAGTTAGGGCAAAAATTAAGATAGTGCCCGTTGAAATGATTAATAAGTCTAGCATTTTTTATGGGGTTTTGGTTAAACATTAAGTAAAGATATTACAAGGTCTTGTAACTTCAAAGCCTTAAGGGATATTTTTTTAATATTTATTTATTTATTTTTTTAAACTACCTTTGGTTTGGTTAACCGAAAAAAACCAAAATTAGTTAGCATGACAACTAAAAAAGAAAACAGAGGCGGACCAAGGCCAAACTCAGGAAGACCACCAAAGATCCAAGAAATAAAGCTAATTGAACAAATGGATTCACTTTGTGTGCCCGATAAAATTTGGGAAGCCTTGTTGATGAAGTGTGCCCAAGGGGATACCAACGCTATTAAACTTTGGCTTTCTTATCGCTTTGGTTTACCGAAGCAACAAATTGACGTCACTTCGAATGGGGAAAAGATAGCACCGCCTATTCAATGGATCGGGAAAAATATTGCAATCGAATCCGCAAAGGTTATCCAGGACTCGGACTCGGATATCCAGGACTCGGACTACCTGGTGTTGGATCACCAGGATCACCAGGATAATGATATATAACCACTTGAATACCAAGCCTATATACGCTTACCCGCATAGACAAATAAGCGGAGGTGGTAGGGTATGTTCGTGAGTGTATGGGAACGGGTTGGAAAATGGAATTCCCCAATTAACTAATTTACCCTAGGGGGGGTATGTTTCTGAGTGTACAGGAATGAAACGAAAAATGAAAATCCCCAATTAATTAATTTAGCTATGATTCAACTTTTAGACGATTACAAGCCATTATTCTACGAGCAGCCTGACACCAGGTACTATTTGATTACGGGAGGAAGGGGAAGTGGTAAATCATGGACATTGGCTCTGTTTCTGCTGAATTTGACTTATGAGAAGGGCCATGTGATTCTTTTCACTAGATATACCTTGGTATCTGCGTTTATTTCGATTATTCCAGAGTTCTTGGATAAGATTGAGATAATGGGAAAGATGAATGACTTTGATGTGACTCAGAGTGAGATTATCAATAAGCTAACGGGTTCTAAAATTCTATTTCGTGGAATAAAAACTAGCTCAGGAGTAAACACGGCAAATCTGAAGTCGATTGCTGGGTTGTCGACATGGGTAGTGGATGAGGCTGAGGAATTGACAGACCCTGAGATATTTGATAAGGTGGACTTGTCGATACGAGCGAAGGATAACTACAACAGGGTGATATTGGTGATGAACCCGAGCTACAAGAGTCATTGGATATATAAGGACTTTGTAAAGAATAAGAGAAAGGATACGACCTATATTCACACGACATACTTGGATAATAAGATAAATCTGAGTGAGTCGTTTGTGCAGGCTGCTGAGAAGACCAAGCGAGAGAACAGGGCTAGGTATGACCACTTGTTCATGGGGACTTGGTTGGATGATGCGGAAGGGATGTTGTGGAACAGGGCGATACTAGGGAAGGCGAGGGTTGATGAGGCTCCGAACTTGAAGAGGATTGTGGTTGCACTTGATCCTGCGGTGACTGCGAACATGAATAGTGATGAGACGGGTATTATCGTGGTTGGAAAGTGTAAGGAAGGGTTTGGGTATGTGTTGGAGGATTTGAGTGGGAAGTACTCTCCGAATCATTGGGCGAAGATTGCAAACGATGCAGCGTTCAGGTGGAATGCGGATTGTATTGTGGCAGAGAAGAATCAGGGTGGAGACATGGTGGAGGCTGTGTTGAAGGCACAGGGTACTACTACGAGGATTAAGCTAGTGTCGGCTACGAAGGGTAAGTATGTGAGAGCGGAACCTGTGTATTCGTTGTATGAGAAGGGGCAGGTGTACCATGTGGGGTCGTTCCCGTTGCTAGAGAGTCAGATGGTTACCTTTGATCCTGACAAGGGGAAATCTCCAGATAGAGTGGATGCGTTGGTATGGGGATTGACTGAGTTGATGGTCAAGAACCGAAGTAATGGGTTCGTGTTGATAAAAGGAAAATTATTTAGGTAAAATTAGTACTTTTACAAAAAAGTGAGATATAGATGAATCTACTGAAAGCGTTTAGAACTAAGGATGCAGGTTTGCCTGTGGCTTTGCAATG